TGTCCTTTTGATTAGCGATGAATTGCTTGATGTAAAATATATGCCAGCGTTTAGACACGCTAGTTACCTAAGCGTGGTCCCATTTTTAGCTGTTGGAAATGGTAGAATAGTTACTAACTCAGTAACGGATTGTAGTTCATGGATTACAATATCTTCACCAACTGTAAATCTTTTGACAGCAATAGAGTTTAACAATATCGGAGTTGGAATAATTGTTGGTGGTAATAGAATACTAAAGACTGATACAAATTATAGGATAAACGCATGGTCTATCGTTAACTCAACAGCAGGTACTTGGAGGGATGTTGCTAGTGATGGAAGCATATTTGTTGTTGTTGGAGAAAATAACACCATCATTACTGGAAATGCTTTTGGAACAACTTGGACAACACAAAGTATGCCGCCATTATCTCCTTCAGGAATAAATTTGTTAGGAGTAACTTACCATACTGATGGATATTTTTATGCAGTTGGGGAAACATCTTCCCTTGGTGCATATATAATGAGGTCCGCTAATTCAGGAGTCACATGGGAGGTTTATAGCCCTATTGATGGAACTTTATTTGATGGAACTCTTTCAACTATAAAATCTATCAGCGGAAGATTAGTGATAGGTGGCAGGAATTATCAATATCAAATAAGAAACAATGTAGTAACAAGGTGTGGTGCAACTACAGGAGGGGTTGCAATACTTTGGTTAGGATGCGTAAAAAATGCTGGTACTAATGGATTTGATATGGCTGGAATAGGTGCAGGCAGCATGGGAGCATACAGTAATTTTTAATTAACTTTAACAAAAAAAATATGTCTATAATTAGTTCTTATCCAAACGATGGCAATGTAACCTATGGCGACAAGTTAATTGGTACAGATGCAAATGATTCAAACAAAACCAAGAACTTCACAGTAGGTGACATTCTTGCGCTTCCAATTCCAACTGTTCCAGTCTACGCAAACAATGCTGCTGCTAAGGCGGCTGGTCTTGCAGTTGGAAAGATATATCGCATCACCGGCACTGATAATGCCGGAGTTGTGTATTAACTTTACAATTCAAATCAAATCAAATGGACATAAGGAAAATATCTGTGGGCCCTGACTACAAGGGTGGTGCTATGCACTACATTGTTGGTCAGAAGGTCCTCGGAGACACCAATGAAATACACCTCATTAAATTTGTCGCAGAAACTGGGGCAATAAAAATTTATATTATCAACGAAAAGCAAGAGGTCGTTCTGTGGAAAGAGTTTAACCACACCATTCCTTTGTCCATCGAGTATAATATAAACATTTAATGAGGTCCCCATTTTATTTTATAGCCAAGCCCGTCAACGGCAAGCGATACGATAACACCAAAATGTTTGGTGACGTAGAGTTTATTGTCAGCACCTCAGAGGAAGACCACAAGTTCTCAAACAGATTTGCTGAGGTAGTTGAACTACCATTAGGATACAAGGGGCCAATTCAAGTTGGCTACACACTACTTGTACACCACAACGTATTCAAGTTCTACAACGATATGAAGGGCAGACAAAAAAGCGGTAAGTCTTTTTTTAGAGACGACCTGTTCTTTATTGATACTGACCAATTTTTCATGTACAACGATGGATACGGTTGGAATGCGTATGACCGCTATTGTTTTGTAAAGCCAATTCCAGCAACTGAGAGTTACATCAAGAAGCCAATTTCTGAGGAGCCTTTAGTGGGGATAATGAAATACCCTAATGAGTACCTCTTAACGCATGGCGTCAAAGAAGGAGATATGGTTTGCTTTAGTCCTGACAGCGAGTATGAGTTTACTGTCGATGAGGAAAAGTTATACCGAATGTACGACCATCAAATAACAATCAAATTATGAATCTAATCACATTCGACAACGTACTAAAAGACCCTAAAGAATATGTGGCAGACATCCACAAGTATGGATTTCAAGACGTGGCAGACGGAGACAACGTATTCCGGAACATACAGCCACGTGACATTTACGATGAATTTTCCCAATATGTCAGTAATGTATTTGGTGGTTACAAAGTAAACGTAAACTTTGTTCGAAAGTCTCCATTGAACCAAGAGGAGCCAAACTTTGTACATACTGACGAAATGATGGGAGATATTACTTGTATCTTGTATCTGAACGAGGAGGCACCAAATGAAGATGGCACTACTATTTATGACGAAGAGAAAAAGCCACTAGCAGTGGTCTACTCTAAGTTCAATCGAATGGTAGCATTCAATTCAGACTTGCTTCATTCACGAAACCTTTTTGAAAATTTTGGAGAAGGAGAGAAAGCTCGATTGATTCAAGTGATATTTTTGAAAAGAAATGAGAGAAGACACTAAGGATATAAAGCTTCGTATTATCAATGCGGGCTACAAGGCTGTCAGTCATTTGATAAAAGTTGCTGAGGAGAACATCATCAATAGCGATGACGATAGCGCTGATGTAGCCGCAGACAAGATGAAGAACGCTGCTGCAGCTAAGAAGTTAGCAATCTTTGATGCGTTTGAGATACTCAATCGTATTGAGGCTGAGAAAGAAAACATTGACTCCGCAGAGCGTGGAGTAAGTAAAACAGATACCAAACAAGGATTTGCAGAACGAAGGTCAAAACAATAACCTGTGCCGGGTAATTAAAGATTACATACCGGCAGGAGTTATCTCCAAAAAAAATGGAGTGAGGTCGTGGCTTTATGGCTATAACGACCAGTATGACGTTGTTGTCATATCTAAGACTGGACAGATAGGTGATGTCGTAGAAATATCTGGATTAAAAATTGCTCTTCCACTGGCTCCTGAAAAGTGTCTTCAAAGACACAATAGTAAAAGCGAGCAATACTGGGAGCGTCAAGATTTGCCAAAGGAATTGGCTAAGATTCAATCCATATTCCAATGGAACGAAAGGCCAAAGGAATTTAAGGACCGATGGATTGATTACATTGAACAGGAGTTCGACTACCGAGAGCAGGGCTTTTGGTTTATGAACAATGGGGTAAAGACCTATATTACCGGCTCTCATTATATGTACCTCCAGTGGTCTAGCATTGATGTAGGGTACCCTGACTTCCGTGAAGCAAACCGTATCTATTGGATATTCTGGGAAGCCTGCCGAGCAGATTCGAGGTCATTTGGTATGATATACCTAAAGATTAGACGCTCCGGATTCTCCTTTATGTCTTCATCAGAGTGCGTTAACATAGGCACGCTTGCACGTGATGCACGTATTGGTATCCTATCAAAGACTGGTGCTGATGCTAAGAAGATGTTCACCGATAAGGTTGTGCCTATCAATAGCCGGCTCCCGTTCTTCTTTAAACCGGTCATGGATGGTATGGACCGACCAAAGACTGAATTGGCCTTTAGGGTTCCTGCATCCAAGATTACCAAGAAGAATATGTATGAGTCTGACGACACTGAGATTGACGGACTTGATACTACTATTGACTGGAAGAATACCGAGGACAACTCTTATGATGGTGAGAAGCTACTATTCTTGGCGCACGATGAAAGTGGTAAGTGGACCAAACCTGTAAACATCAAAGAGAACTGGCGTGTAACCAAGACCTGTTTGCGTTTGGGTAGCAAGATTATCGGCAAGTGTATGATGGGTTCCACGTCCAATGCGCTAAGCAAAGGAGGGCAGAACTTCAAGGACATTTACGAGGAGTCAAACGTCAAGATTAGAAACGCCAACGGTCAGACTAAGAGTGGACTCTATGCCATATTTATTCCTATGGAGTGGAACATGGAAGGATTCATTGATAGGTTTGGTCACCCAGTGTTTAGAAAGCCTGAGCAACCTATTTCAGGAGTGGACGGCAACTGGATTAAGAATGGTGCGGTTGATTACTGGGAGGCTGAGGTTGATTCATTAAAGAATGACGCTGATGCGCTCAACGAATTTTATCGACAATTTCCGAGAACTGAGTCACACGCATTCCGTGATGAGAGTAAGCAGGCTCTATTTAACCTGACCAAAATCTATCAGCAGATTGACTACAATGACTCAATGATTAAGGAGCACTACCTTACTCGTGGTATGTTCTCTTGGAAGGATGGTATAAAAGATACTCAGGTGATTTGGACCCCTGACTCAAGGGGAAGGTTCAATATAAGTTGGGCTCCTCCTAAGCATCTGCAGAATAACGTACATATCCGTAATGGCATCAGGTACCCGGGCAATGAGCACATTGGCTCATTTGGCTGTGACTCTTATGACATCTCAGCGGTTGTTGGTGGTCGTGGTTCTAATGGAGCCCTCCACGGAATGACCAAGTTCCACATGGACGATGCACCTGTTAACCAGTTTTTCTTGGAGTACATTGCACGTCCTCAGACTGCAGAGATATTCTTTGAGGAAGTATTGATGGCGTGCGTATTCTATGGAATGCCTATATTAGTTGAGAATAACAAGCCAAGGCTTTTGTATCACCTAAAGAATAGGGGGTACAGGGGGTTCTCAATCAACAGACCTGACAAGCAGTTGGCCAAGTTGACTAAGACTGAGAGAGAGTTGGGTGGTATCCCAAACACCTCAGAAGATGTTAAGCAGGCACACGCCTCAGCGATTGAGTCGTACATTGAGAAGTTCATTGGATTTGATTTGGAGGCAAAGTATAGAGACCCTGAGGAGATGGGCACGATGCCGTTCACTAGAACGCTTGAGGATTGGGCTAAATTTGACATCAATGACCGAACTAGATTCGATGCTTGTATTAGTTCAGGATTGGTCATTATGGCCAATCAGAAGCACCTGTATATCCCTGAGAAAAAAGAATCGAAATTAATTATTAACTTCGCTAAATATAAGAATGAAGGCACACAAAGTCAGTTGATTAGATGAAAAATATAACAGTCGAAATAAATGCGACATCTTTCCCGAGTCAGTTGGCTACTGACGCTGAGAAGGCGTCCGATACTTTTGGCCTTCAGGTAGGTCAGGCTATTCAATACGAATGGTTTAGAAAAGATGGTACCTCTTGTAGATACTATGGCCAGTGGCAAGACTTCCGTAGGCTAAGGCTATACGCACGAGGTGAGCAGCCTATTGGTAAATACAAGAATGAATTAGCCATTGATGGAGACCTATCCTACTTAAACTTGGACTGGACCCCAGTTCCTATTCTACCAAAGTTTATTGACATTGTTGTAAACGGAATGTCCGACAGGCTTTTCAAGGTTAAGGCTTATGCACAGGATGCAATGTCTCAGGCTAAGAGAAGCAAGTATCAGGACATGGTAGAAGCCCAAATGATTTCTAAAGACATTCTGTCTACCATCAAGGAGAAAACAGGGGTTGATGCATTTTTAATGGACCCTGAGCAACTCCCTGAAACAGACGAGGAACTGTCATTGTATATGCAGCTTAACTATAAGCCTGCCATTGAGATTGCTGAAGAGGAAGCCATTAACACAATCTTTGACGAGAATCACTACGATGATACCCGTAAGAGATTGAACTACGATATTGCCACTATTGGTATTGGTATTGCTAAGCACGAGTTCCTTCAGGGGACTGGTGTTCAAGTGTCTTATGTAGACCCGGCTAACGTGGTGTACAGTTATACTGAGGACCCTTTCTTCAAGGATTGCTTCTACTGGGGTGAGATTAAAACCCTTCCTATTACTGAGTTGATGAAGATTGACCAGTCTCTTACTAAAGAAGACTTGCAACAAATCACTCAATACAGCCAAGCATGGTATGACTATTACAACGTAGCGCAGTTCTACGAGAACAGTATGTTCTTCAGAGATACCTGCACACTACTATACTTCAACTACAAGAGCACCAAGAAAATCGTCTACAAGAAAAAGAAACTTGAAGGCGGGGGCTCTCGTGTTATTGAGAAGGACGATACGTTCAACCCTCCTACAGAAATGATGGAGGAAGGTAACTTTGAAAAGATTGAGAAGACCATTGACGTTTGGTATAATGGTATTATGGTTATGGGAACCAACATTCTTTTGCAGTGGAAGCTGTCTGAGAATATGGTGCGTCCTAAGTCAGCGTCCCAGCACGCTTTACCAAACTATGTGGCTTGCGCTCCTCGTATGTATAAGGGAGTTATTGAATCCCTATGCAGAAGAATGATACCTTTTGCTGACTTGATTCAAATCACTCACTTGAAACTGCAGCAGGTTATTGCACGTACTGTTCCTGATGGTGTATTCATTGATGCCGATGGTCTCAATGAGATTGACTTGGGCACCGGTAATGCTTACAACCCTGAGGATGCATTGAGACTATACTTCCAGACAGGTAGTGTTATTGGACGTAGTTATACTCAGGATGGTGAATACAACCATGCTCGTGTACCTGTTCAGCAGTTGACATCTAACTCAGGGGCATCCAAGACTCAGATGCTTATTGCTAACTACAATCACTACCTTGACATGATTCGGTCTGTGACTGGATTGAATGAAGCTAGGGATGGATCTACTCCTGACCCTAACTCATTGGTTGGTGTACAAAAGTTAGCTGCACTTAATTCTAATACTGCTACTCGTCACATCTTAGAGAGTGGGCTATTTATTTATAGATCACTTGCTGAGGCACTTACGTATCGTGTTGCTGATATTCTTCAGTACGCTGACTTCAAAGATGACTTTGCAAATAAGATTGGTAAGTACAATGTATCTATCTTGAATGAGATCAAAGATCTTTATATTTATGACTTTGGTATCTTTATTGAGATTGCACCAGATGAAGAGCAGAAGGCTCAACTTGAGCAGAACATTCAGATGGCATTGTCTAAGGGTGACATTAATCTTGAGGATGCTATTGATATCAGAGAGATTAAGAACTTGAAGCTTGCTAACCAGTTGTTAAAACTCAAGAGAGTTAAGAAGCAGGAGTACCAAGAAAAGATGACTATGCAGCAGCAGGCCATGCAGGCTCAGCAACAAATGCAGGTCCAAGAGATGGCTTCTCAAGCTGCTATTCAAAAAATTCAACTTGAATCTCAGGCAAAGATGCAGTTGAAGCAGGCTGAGATAGCATTTGAGATTGAGAAACTAAAGGCAGAGGCTGATCTTAAGAAGATGTTGATGGCTGAAGAGTTTGGTTATCAGATGCAGATTGCTGGTATTAAGGAGACCGCTATTGCCGATAGAGATATGATGAAGGAGGACTCTAAGGCCAAGAGAATTAGTCAACAGAATTCCGAGCAGTCAAAGTTGATTAATCAGAGGAAGAATAACTTACCTCCATTAAACTTTGAATCCAATGAGGATACGCTAGAT